CAAGACCATGGCGCACGGTAACGGCAGATCCTGAGTAGGAGACATCACTCAATAGCTCGCCGTCAATGAATCTTACTCCCTCAACATCACGGGCAAAATTCTCGACCGCGTCGAGGTTACGCGAAACATCCCCATTGTCTCCGGCGAGCGTTGTTTTCCTGTAGCGACGCAATGGCATTGCAAAACCCTCACAGTCACGTCACACGGGAAAGAGTCGCTATCCTGGCAAGGTATATTCCAGACAAAACTGAAAAATAGCTGTTTAATGTTGCCGCCGGTATCACTACAATGCCACCAGGTGGTATACTCTGAGTATTATCATTTGTCCCGTCGTTCCAGTTGACATCAAATGATGTCCCACCGGGAGGCTCAAGGCTCTTGATGGCAAATAAGTGCAGTGCGTAAACTGGCAAAACACCAGTGTCTGGCGTACCTTCGTGCAGCGCGTATGTATCACCAATATATTTTTTGAGTAATTCACCGCCCTGAGCCTCGAACGATGCTATTTCCATGTCAATTTCTTCATACACGGCAGCACCAGATGCGTCAGGAGCACGAATAACATGAAGCGACATTCGCCCGTAATCAGTCATATCACAGCCTGGAAAATTTGATCAGTTTGATCTTGCTTCTCTCAGACAGTCCACTACCGTACCCAGCGAAGACATACTCTGTGCTTGGCAGTATCAGGATCCCTCCTGGTGGCACATTTTGGATATACGAGCCTGAGACATCATCCCACTCAACAGTCAAATCAGAGCCGCCAGCAGCTTCTGTGTTTTTTATCGCGAACATTGCGGTTAGCCCTTCATCCGTTGCCTGGCGGGTCGATGAATCTGCATACCTCGGCTGTGTCGACATCATGAAATTGTCTAAACGGTCGACCGCTGCGGACAACGAAGCTCTCCAGAGGATGTCTGTCCTCTCAGAGTCCTTGAAGTAGGTGACCGTAAGATCCATGCGCCCGAAATCAGTCATGTCCCCATCGCCACAACGCGCACCTTGACCGCGCTGTTTGAAGCCTGTGCCGTCACAGCAACAGAGCCGTCCACATCAGGGACCATCATAAACAATCCAGCCGGGATAGCGGTGGTGTTGGCGTTTGCGTCGTTGTCAGTCCATGATACATCAACACTGTTGCCACCGACAGGGTCCAGGTTTTGCACGACGAGTACAGACATCGTCGAGTACAGCGTGTTGGCGATAATGGTGGTAGAGCTGGTCCCGACTTCGACCGTGGCTGAATGCCCCTCGTCGGGAGTGACGTCGTAGTCACTCCAGTTCGCCTGCCACTCAGGATCCACGTGGTTCTCATCCTCTGAGTAAGATGCTCTAAGTGTAACTCGCCCATAGTCAGTCATGTGTCATGTCCCCAGGTATTCGAACTCGAAGAAATGCATCTTCTTGCCCATGATTCGGTAGCGAAGATAACGCCACTCTCGGAAGTGGTCTGCGGCGCGATTGAAGCGCCCATAGACATCCTCAACTCTTCCTTGGTCGCCCTCGTCGCGCGGCTCGGCCATATCGATGATGCGCATCTCCTCCTCTTTCATGATCGCCATGACGGCAGACGGGTCGCTTTCCTCTTTGACCAGCAGACGGGCCGCTGCGACCAATGCCACGTAGTCCTCCCACGTGAATGGTACCGTCAGGTCAACCTTGTCGCTTGGCTGCGTCAAGCGTACCACTTGTGGCGTGTACCAATGTGTTACTGTGCCTCCGACGAGCGCTCCTTGGCGGTAGCCGTCAATTTGGCCTCGGGAGAACCGCGGTATGTTGTACCTTCGATTCGAGACCTCGTAGAAAACCTCCATCGATTTGAGGAAGTCGTCAGGTAGGTCGTATTCCTCCTGCCCTGCAACGAGCGTGATGGTCTGCGTCTTGCGGTAGTAGTCCGAGTACGAGTTGACGAGCAGGTCGTGCAGCTTGCCAAGCCCAGTATTGATCCAACGGTCAAGCAGATCGACACTCGCAAAATCTGACTCCTCCATGTCGGCATAGCCGAGAGCGAGGTCGCGCAGATCTTGGAGTGTCGTCGGCTGTGTCATTGGCTAGTAGTCCACGCTCGTGTTGCGGAAGATGCACTCGAACGAGATCCTGGTGTTGTCGTCAGCGGCGAGATCCACGAGCTCAGCTGCCTTGGTGTACTCGACCCAGGCTGCATAGCAGTAGATCGCATCGTTGGCGTGCGCTCCGGGCACCAAGCCGAAGTTGATGAACCCAGGCGCCGCGGCCACGTTGGCGTTGGCGATGGTCACCGTGTACTCGGCGAGAGATGCGGTGTCCAATGCACCGGTGTTGCCGCCCATCTCAGTATCACCAACGCCGTCCCAGGCCTGCACGTCCACCACCGCAGCTGTGTCGGTGTTGGCGTCTTTGGCAAGCATCAGGTGCACGGTCAGGTCTGAGGCTGAGTCCATGTCCGGGGGCTTGACGAACGGTTCGAATTGGATTTCGTCCTGCTCTGTGGCGGCCCAGGCGAGGCGCAGCGCCTTGTCCGTCGCGGCGTTGACCCTGGACAACGACGGCACGCTGTCGCTCGCCAGGATACCACCGTGGGCGGCGAGGTTTTGGATGTCGTTGCTCGCGATCTCGCGCGCCGAGGCGAAGTTGAGCGGGACGATGCCAGTGCCGCCGGCATTCGACCTGGCGTAGATCTGCAGCGTCTTGCTGGCCGCCACATAATCGCCGATCTGGACTGCCGCAGGCGCAGAACTCGCGTTCTGGACCGCGCAAATCGCAGACACCAGCTCCGGGTACGCGTTGTCAAAGGTGACCGTGAACAAGCCCTGGCTCGTCCTGGCTACCGAAAACCCCTTGCCGTTGACGTTCGCCGCGACAAGCGCGCTCGAGCCGTTGGGGGCAAACGATCCGTGCACCAGCACGCGGCCGATGCCAATCGTGTCCATCCTGTGGGTGATCCGTGAAGCTACCATTGGTGTTCCTCGCGCGGCTCTGGCCGCTGGTTATGGCCGCCCCGGGGGGGCCTGATCTGCCCCCGAGGCGGCCGGCAGACCCGCCTACGCGGCGGACAACAGGGTTTGGCCGTTGTATGCCGGGCCCTTACAGCCAAGCTGAGCCCACGAGACGATGCGGCTCTCAACGCCGGAGGCGGTCGCCCGACGAAGGATGCGGTTGCCGTCGGTGTCATCGAAGCGCACGCACGGTCCGAGCGACGCCAGGAGCCAGGTATCCATCTGCATCAGCCACGCGATGTTGGACTGGCATTTATTGCCGGCCACAACCTCGATCGGCCCATAATCGCCCTGGATCACGTAGCCCTTGTACGAGACATGGGCGATCATGCCCTTGTCACTGCGGGCCTGGACCTGCACGTAGTCCTTTTTTGCGCCGAGCTCTTTACCGAGCTTGCGATATTGGGAGTTGTGCAAAAAGCACCGGTCCGGCTTACCCTCCATCTCACCGATGCGACTCTGGCCATCGATGAGGGCCTCCTCGATGAGTTGGCTCGACCCGTCGTAGCAAGTCCCGTAGAGACGAGAGTCCACCGATCGGTCGACCGAGAAAAAGCTCTCACCGCCGGACGGGGCCGAAGCCGGGATCCAGCCAATCAACCCGGTGATGCCGAGGTTTGTGGACCCCTGGGCACCATCGCCGCTGACCACCAGGTAATCACCGACTGCCAAGTCGGTCATGACGGTGTTCCACGCCGCCGACGTCGCCGTGAGAACGCCGGTTGTGCGGTTGACCTTGGCGAGCACTTCCTCGCCTGTGTCGTATGCGCCGCCATCCGTGCTCGTACCGCGCAGGGTCATCCCAACCTCGAAGTTGTGGACGTCGCGGATGTCTTCGAGGGTGATGGTCTGGTTGGTCACCGTCGACCCGGTGGAGACCTGGCCGAGTGAGCACGTGCCGGAGCGAGGAAGCTCAAACTCGATATCGTCGGCGATCGACTTCATCGAGCTGTCGACCTCTTTCTTGAGCGCGGCGATGAACGCGTGCTTCTTGTTCATCGTCGCCGCAGCAACGTGCGAGCTGATGTGCGCGATGCTGTGGTTCTCGACGCGCGTGATCAGGAAGTCCTCGAGCTTACTGGCAGTGGTGTTGCCTTGGGCCTCGGAAAAGGTGTGGCTGCGCCCCTGCGTGTTGCCGTAGCAAAGCGGGATTGGCATGTTTCGGCCGCCGAACTTTTCGTACTTCGGCAACATCCCGTAGAGCGGGCGCATGCGGTAGGTCAAAAATTGCATCATCTCCGGCTTGTAGATCTGCTTCAAGGCCGGGTCATACGAGGTCAGCGTCGCCGTCATGGCTGTCTCCTGGCGACGTCTGTTTTGTGCGCGCCGCCTAGTCTACGACCAACTCGGCTGCTTTTGAGATCCAGGCCTCTTCGTCCGTGAAGTCCGGGTCCTGCGCGGGCTTTGGACGCTGAGGGCTGCCCTGAAGCGAGTTGGTCAAGTTCGTGGGCTCGGTACCCTTGTTCGGCTTGCTGCTTGCGCCGTTGCCATTCTCAACTGGTGGCGGTTCGATCTCGCCAAGGCCGAGCGCCTTACGAACTGCGCTGTGACTCGCCTGCTTTGTGAGCGCCTCTCGGTACTCAGACAGCAGCCTATCTGCGTATTGCTGCGGTGTCAAGATGGGATCACCGTTGGACGCGTCGATGGACGCCCTGTGCTCGATTGCCCCGGCCGCGTCGAGCATAGTGCCATCAGGAGCCATCGCCTGGTACCCGGCGAGGAGCTCGTAGTCCTTGCCCTGGATCGCGTTTCTGACCGTTACACGGTAGTCGGCGAGGATGCGATCCTCGGCCTGACGTTCAATTATGTTGCGGAGCTCGCGCACTTCTTTCGCCAACGGATGCTCGGTATCGGCTGCTGGTTTTTGCGTGGCCGCTGGCGCCGGCGACGGCTTGCCGCCATCCTGGCCAAGAGCCATTTTGACCAGCGCGTCCATGGTCCAACCCTGCCGCTCCAGGAACTGCAGTGGGTTGGTCCTGACCTGCGCCTGCATCTCCTGGACCGCTTGCCCGAGCTTCTTGTAGCTCTCCCGCTCGACCGAGATAGCCTCCTGCTCTTTTTTGAATGCGGCTCTTGCGTCGACCAGCTCCTGCTCTTTTCGGCGGATTGCCGCCCACGAGCGATCGCGCGGGCCGTCTTCCTTTTTCGTGCCATCCTCTTCGCCACCATCTGGCTTCGACTCCCCACTCTCGCCCTTGTCCTTGTCGCCATCTCCAGGCTGCTCTGCATCTGTGGCTTTCTCGTCGCCTGGCGCCGACGCCTGCTCAGTGTTTTCTGGACCGTCGCCGGCCGGCCGCGCAGCGCCACCGTCGCTGTCGTCGTCTTCTCCGAGGTCCGCTAAGGCCTCGGAAATCAGCTCATCGTCTGATTTCTCGACGAATTCGCTGGGCGCGTCATCATCGCCGGCATCGGCTGGAGCCTGGTTGATGTCTTTGTTTGCCATAAATACCTCTTTGTTGTGATTTTACAAGGAGTTACGCCGGTGGATTTTGCAGCCCGGCGGCCGGGCCACCAGGGATACTCGCCGGCATCGCCCCTGGCAATGATCCAGCGTCGATGTCGCCAGGCATGCCTTGCATCGGTGGCGGAGCCGCTGCCATGGCTGCCGCCTCTTGCAGGGCAGCGCACTCGTCCATAAACCTGCGCAGCAGCTCGAGGCGCTCCTCCTCGACACCATCCTTGTGAGCGCGCAGGAGCTCGAGCTGGGCCATGCGCTGGGCCATCGCCAAGTCCATATAGGGCAGTGGCGGATCGTATTCGCCGTCGTCGATCATGCGAGTCAGGTAGAGGTCGACCAACTCGTATGGGGCGTTGATGCGCGACACAACGGCCTCGAGATCTGGTACCCCGGTGAGCAACATCGCCGCGTGAGCTCCGATCTCGGGGTTGACCTGAGAGATCTCTGTGACAGTTTGCAGTTTACCGGCCGGCGTATCGGGTAGAATGGATGCTGGCCACGGCTGCGAAATGTACTTGTCGCGGTCGATTTGGACATCCTTGAACGAAATCTCTTCGACGTCTTTGTCTCCTGCCGCGAGTACCTTGATCTCAGCGGAGTCGTCGCGCTCCAAGATGTCGCTGGCTTCTGCGATCATGCAATCCCCAACCGCGACATGAAAATCCTCAAAGTCTCCGCCGACGTGCTGAAACCGACGCGAGCCGATGTCGTTGTAGACGCGCAGGGCTTCACCAGAGTTCAGTCCGGCGGGCTTTTGCGACTGCGCGGCGAGCTGCGATACGCCAGTGATGGCAAAGGCCCGGTCGAACAACTCCCACATGTGCTGATAAAACTCCACCGCAGCCGGCTTGATCGGGATCGCCACAGGCGGGGTGTTTTTGTAGGTGCGAGTGCCCATGTCCTCGTTGTCGATCTTGCCAACACCCTCACCTTTTTTCTTCCACAGCTGCGTTGTCGCAAGGTTCATGAGGGTCTGGATCTTCTGGGCAAGGTAGTTGATCTCAATTTGGATCGAAGTCAGCTCCTCCGCGAAGCCGATTCCCCAGTATCCGAGCGGAGCTTCCGCGACGCGGAATGAGACGATCGGAAATGTATCGCGCTTCCACTTCCTGACCTCAAGCGTTGTCCCTGAACACGCGATTGCCGTCCAGCCGTCATCGGCATCCGGGCCGCTCGGTAGGTGCCATGCTTGCACAATCGACATCATGTCGGCATTGCTGGTGCGGTAGGATGTATCTCGACGGATGAGCTCGGCGTCTTCAATGGCTGATTTTCGTTCGGCTGTGGTTCCGAATTTCTCCATGGCGACTTCGCGCGAGACCTCCATGTGCCTAAACATCTGCCTAACGCTTCCGTCACGAGCCTCTGCGTCGTTGACGATGATGTCGTTTGGGAACACGCGCTCGCATTTGATGCGACCTTTTTCTGAGAACACGTGCTCGAACCCAGTGCCGAAGATGGCGGCGTCGAAGAACACCTTGAGCGCTATCTTGCGCTGCTTGACTGCCCTGAATTGCCCAGCGACGTACTTGTTGAGGCGTTTGGCCCGAGTGATTTGCTTCCTGTTGCCCCCAGTTGTCAGGTGCATCACCTTCTGTTGATTGGATGCGATTTGCGACGCGGCGGCGTCGATCACGCTCTTGATGACGTTGAGCTTGATGCGCTCGCCATCGTCCATGAGCGAGTAATCCTCGCCGCTGAGGCCAGATGCCAGCCTGTTGGAGTAGAGGCGGAGATGGTGGAGGTTCGACAGTTGGCGGTGCTCTTGGTCGCGGTCGATCGCCTGCACGGTGGCAAATATGGCCGTCGCCATATCCTCACCCTCTGGCTCGCGCCACCAGAGGTCACATTCTTCCTCGTTGTAGTAAAGGTCGTCGATCATATTTGCCATGGTTCACCTCACGAGCTTCCGTACAGCAGGGTCTCCATCTGGCGCTTGCGCGCCGCGGATTTTTCCTCGTCTGTCATCTCGGCGTACAGCGCCTGCTCCTGAGCGGACATCTCGCCGAGTGTTTCGTTAAGTGTCTCAGAATCGGACATCGGGAAGAATTCGACTTCCTGGACCTTGTTGTCGGCGAACTTCGCCGACTTCACGCCGGCGCGTCGTAGGTCCTTTAGTCTCTGCAGCTCATCTTGTCTCTGCAGCTCGTCTTGTATATCGTTGCCAATCGTCATTGCATCACCTCGATTGCAGCTTGCATGAGTTTGTTTGTTGCCTGCTCGATCACGCGCATGGCGTCAGGGACAGGCACGTCAGCAGCCTCAAATAGGTCGCGAATCGACCGCGGCGGGTCGAACGGGTTGATGCGCAAGCGGAAGTGCCGCAGATGCTTCGGGCGGTCCTCGCTGCGCGGCGCCAGCCCAAGCCGTAGCTCGTACTCGTTGACGTTGTTGGACGGAAACCACACGTGCATCGGCTCGGCGATATCGACATCCTCGCCTCGCTCCAACTGCGCCAGCCACATCGGGAGAATCGACTTGTGGGCAATCCTCCACCTGACGGCGTCGATGCGCCCCTGGGTCAGAGGCACGACCTCACCGATTGGCGCCGACATCCCCTGCGACACGGACATCGGATCGGGCGGCTTTGGCTTCTCGGCCTCCCGCTCGGCCTTGTCGAACTCGTAGGCAAAGGCCTCGATCACGTGGGGAGGGTCTAGTTCGTGCGCCCGGTCGCCGTCGGACATGTCCCTGGTGACTATTTCTCCAGGGAGCTTGTCGAGACCGTCAGGAAGCTTCTCCGGGCCGGCCCGCCCCTCGGTCCAGGTGCCGTCCTCGTTGAGCTTCCAAACACCGCGGCGCCCGAGCGGGTGAGCTGGGTGCTGCTCGGCGAGCTCGACGGAGCGCGCGCGCTTCTTGTCTCTGGTCGCCTTGGTCTGGCCTTTACGTCTGCGGATTCTGGTCATCTCGCTCACACCTCGCACACATATACGTGTCTGGCTCCCGTGTGCCGTCCAATATCCCTACGATTACCTCCATTCTTTCCCTTGAGTTGCCATACTCTTGCGGCATAACGTGGTAACCCTGGAGCATATTTCCACAAACATCGCACCTTCTGGTTTCGTCAGTATCAGGCATGCTCCCATCGTACCCCAACCACGGCATGCGCGTCTACTTCTCCCACCACTCCTTGCTTTCCTCGACCTCGAGTTCCTCGGCGGCGCGCTCGTGGCGCTTCCTGGCCTCGTAGTTGGCGCGATCTCGCGTCCCTTCCTCTGGCACCGCCTCGGACTGTTCATCGAGCCAGCGGCTGATGGCGCGCACGGCGGCCGGGGCATAGTCGCAGTGCCGGCCGTCTGAGGTGCGTGGTAGATCTATCGACATGCCTGTTCTTGTTATGATTTTCTTGACCATCCGGAAGTCGCGCAGGAAGACTGGATCGCCCGGGAGTTCGATCTCGCCCTCGGCCATCGCCGCGGAGACGCCGGTGAATGCCACGACCTTGTTGTGCTGCGTCCAATCCTCAATCAGCATCGTCACGCCCTCGTCGTCCGCGATCTCGACGAGGAAATCCGAGCCCCACTGGTCGGTGTAGCACCAGTCGAGCCCGTATGACTCGAGGATGGGCGCTATCTCGCGCATGACGACGCGAGGGCGCAGCGGATTCTGCGGGCTTCCTTGCCACTGCCGGTGGTACACAATTGCCTTCGCGTCGACCCACCGGCCGCTCTGTTCCTCGGTATCGTCGGCCACCCACCGCTGATGTCGTGCCGCGATGACGAACGTCCACGCGTTGCCGCGGGTTGCCGGGTCGATCGCGGCGCTGTAATCGCAGGTCGGGTTGTACGGGACCGGTCCCGGACCTGAGCGCTCGCACAGCGCAAGCAGCGCCTGCGTATAGAGTGCCTCCTCCTGGTCCGCGAACCGCGCCAGGAAGTCAGTTTGGTAGGCCGTCGGGTTTTTTTCCCGGAGGCGCGCGGCGCGGCGCGGAGTCCACCACACCGGATTGAGCCAGTCGGCTTGAGCGCGGACGACCACAAGGTCCTTGGTCTGCCGCCGGTCGTTTGCCTCCCACTCTGTCACCTGGTTGTAGATGGGTCCAAATGGAGCCCACGGGCTGCCGATGCACCAAATCTGCCCACCGTCGAGCAGCCGCCCCTCAAGCGCGGTCTCAGTGTCCTCCAGGTTGATCGGAGACTCGTCGGCACCGGCCATCCGCGGGGCTTCGTCGGCGTTGAAGCCCGTCGCCCAGCGCGAGATGACGCTCTTGCCGGCCTTCGCCCCGGCGACGACCCTGACCTCCATCACGTGACCGTCGGGCATCTGGATATGACACCCTTCCGCCGTGGGTTCTCCGACCAACCACTCACGCAGCACGTCGGACGTCTGCAGCGCGCCAACCAGGTGCTGCAGGATGACCTTGGCCAAGTCTTTTTCGGTCGAGATGGTGCTGTGACGTGGCCGCTCGGACTCGCCAAGGTGGCTGGCGTCTACGGTGAGTGCCGACCAGACGATGTTGGCGGCCGCCAACAGCGATTTACCGGTCCTGACGCCGGCCAAGAAGATGATTTTGACCGGGCGGACGCCTTCGAGGTGTGAGACGTCGCCAAGAGCTGACCTGACATCAGCGCGGAGCGCAAGCTCACCGAGCGGCCGCCCATCAGCAACCCTACACACGGCGCGCTGCAGGTCCGAGGCGGATGTCAGGCCGAATCCGTCCGGCGATGTCAGGAGATCTTCGAGCGATGAAAATGGGATGTCACGACCGCCGAACCGCCGGAGGAATTCGGCAAAC